TGCTAGATAAACCCGCAACGGTTGAAGAATCAGCCTTTTGACTGATGCCATTTTCAGCCGTAGTGACACGATTTGTAAGAGCAGTCAACGCGGTTGAATTGGATGTAATATCTTTGCCTTGCTGTGTCACCGTGTTGCCTAACGTGGTGATTGCAGATGCGTTGGCATCAAACTGAGCTTGAGTATCGAGATTACACGGTTGCCACTGTGTTGCCAGATTGCCACGTTCAAATTGAGCATGAGACACATACATGGTTTGAGCGGTAGCGCCTGAACCGTAAATAGTAAAGTTAAATGCTCCTGCAGTTGCTCGTGTACCTGTGACAGAATAGCGCTTCCAATCTTTAGTTAACGTGAAAATATTTGTTGTACCACTTTTAAGCGTAAAACCCTCCGACATAAACCATAACTTTTCACCGCCTGCGTCACCTCTTGCCCACACAGAACCAGTACATTCCTCACCAACTATGAGAGGAATATCAACTCTGTGATAGCGTCCCTGTGCTCCGCCTATCGAGACTAACTGCCAACATGCGTCAGTTTGATCAGGAAATACAAAACTTGGGAAAGCTGCTTTCGTAATGATGTTTAATGTTCCACTATTACTTGACCATCCTGAAGCGCTAGTTAACTCCGAATCTCGAAGTAAGTTTGCACCACCAACATTTAAACCACTTAATGTTGTTGAAATGCTGGTGATCGAATTGCCTTGCGTTGTCAGTGTGTCGCCTTGCTTGCCCACAGTGCTAGATAAACCCGCAACGGTTGAAGAATCAGCCTTTTGACTGATGCCATTTTCAGCCGTAGTGACACGATTTGTAAGAGCAGTCAACGCGGTTGAATTGGATGTAATATCTTTGCCTTGCTGTGTAACAGTTGAGTTTAGAGACTGAATTGCACTGCTGTCAGATCCTCGACCACCCAAAGCTGTTGGCACGCCATTAACCAAAGTTAAGTTGTACTCAATTTTTGAATCAGTGGCAGTACCGATCAATTCCATGCCTTGACCTTGCGGTAAGCCTTTTCGACCAACAAGAATATACACGCCACGCGCAGTGATGGATGAAATGGTGTGTCTTGATGCGCCCAATGAAATTAATGCATCTGCAATTTCACTAGAGCCACCATTCGGCTCATCATAAGTCGTCACTGCAACGTATGTGCCTGTTGCGAGATTCGCTACATCGGCATTGAAGTTTGTTCGCGCTGTTGCATTGCCGTAAACGTCATAACTTGTATGAGAAACAAATGAGCCATCTGATGCAAAGATGGTTAAAGCGTATGATCGACCATTGCTGCGTTGGGTTTTAGTTTGAACATCGTAAACGCCATGACCTCCTACGTTCATCGTACAGGAAGTTAATTTGTAGTTTTTATACACTCCTAATGCATTATTAATTGATGTAATTGCCTGCCCATTCGTTGTTAACCCACTCTCAGTCGCAGTGACTCGGTTCGTTAAAGCTGTAACTGTAGTTGAATCTGCTTTTTTACTGACATTTCCTTCAACAGTAGATACTCTTGAAGTCAAACCATCAACCTTACTCGCTGTTGCTGATTGTGCACCAGTCACCACATCTACTTTATTCGACACAACTGACATAGCACTATCATTTGAAGTCTTGTACGCGTTTAATGCAGAAAGCGTAGAATCATTGTCTGCTTTTACTAGAGTGATGCTATTCGTTACACCATCTGATAAGTCCTTAATTTGCTTATCGTAATCAGCTTTGAGCGACGTTGCCTGATTTTTTAAATCAGTTGCAGTTTCAGTCGCTTGTGCTTTGGCATCATTGGCATTTTTAATTGCCGTATCAGCAATCGTTTTAGCTGATCCTGCAAGTGAGTTTGCTACATCTGCGGATTGCTTAGCTAAATCTGCAGCCTGTTTTGCCAAATTAGCAGTATTTTTTGCTTCTACAGAGTTTAATCCGGCACTATCAATACTTGAACTTAGGTCTTTGCTTAATTGAGAGTCTGTAATTTGTCCCTCTAAAAGGTTCAATACGTCATTGGCATTTGACGTTGTTGTACCATTCACCCACTCAGACCAGTCGCCCACATTCCCGATTCTATCGATCAATCTGGCGCTATAAAACTGAGTTAGATTAGGCTGTAACCCTTGAATCATTGTTGTTGTCGTTGGGTATGCGAACGAGCCAAGTGTTGCAATATTTGCTTTACCATCAGGTGAAACTCGGATTTCGACATATGCAGTATCCAAAGCATTTGCAGGATAACCCCAATCCAGCTTCATACCGAATAAAACACCAGTTGCTTTGATAAATGCTACTTTAGGTGGTTTACCTTGCTTCCCTTTTAATTCAGTGACCACCGAATAAGTCGGTAAAGAAGCAATATCAAAAGCAGAAATTGCAGTCACACGGGCTTCGTATTTACCTGCATAAATACCTTGTACTTCTGCTAAATTTCCACCTGTAATCGGTAGTTTAATCCATGCGCCATTATCTTTGCGCCACTCAACCTGATATTTAGTCGCTCCTGCTACCTGCTCCCATGAAATTAAAAGATTAGCAACATTAAGACCTTGCTGAATCATAGCCTCACTTGTAAGTGTAACTTTTTTAACAGGTGCTTGAAGTGTGGGATTAATGATTGAAATCGGACGTTCATCAATGAAAGCAGCATTATCTATTGCTTCATATTTTGCAGGGTTATATTGCAGACCATTGATTGTAAATTCGTGCTGTTCGTTCTGAGTAATTGAAACGACACGAAATTTCATGGTTGCTAAATCTTGAGCATCAATCGCCCATACATTTTGAACAGAAACTGGATCAAACGGCGCTACAACTGTGATTACACGCCCCTGAATTTTAGACACAACTCGGGCCTGTGATTTTCCAAGATCGCCATTTACAACTAAACGATCACCCGCACGACACACTACATCATCACGATCCAAAGTAATGCTGAGTAGATCTTTAGACACTGCAACAATACGTCCACCATTATCACGTCCAGCAAACAGCGGATCTGCAAGCTCAATAACACGTCCAACCTGAGGAAGATATGATTCATCTCGAACTAAAGCATCTAAACCAACTTTAAATGTGACAGTCCGAGTTTCATACTTCTCAGACTTTAAAGCCCATTGTCCAGCACGTTGCGCCTGACCTTCTGAAGTAACACCCCATGCATCAATTTCTAATTTTTTAATGCCTTGAGTTGCGATAAGCTTATCTTCTCGAACAAATAAAGGTTCTGTTTTATAACGATTATTAGGATTATCCCAATTCACTTGAATAACATTATGACGGTCTTCAGCTGCAGTACCGGTATATTCTGGCAATCCTATAATATTGGCAGACGTGTATGTATAAACAGAATCTTGTGGAACATCAGCTCCCAATTGAATTCTTTGACCATCCCAAAAAATAAATGCTCGGAATGATGCAGCAATCTTCTGCAAAATTGACCATGCATCCTCTTGAGATTGGAGATATACATTCAACGTGAAGCGAGGTTCAAACCCACCTTTGCCATCGGGCACAAGTTCGTCACAATATTGGGCGAGCTGATATACAGACCATTTATCGACCATACTTGCATCAAGACGATCTCCTAGTCCGTATTCTTTATTTAAACAGATATTTAAAAAATGCCATGCATTATTGTCAGTATATGCAAACTTAAATGTTCCATCCCATAATCCATTGTATTTGCGCGTTTCCGGGTCATAATTTGATGCAACAGGGATCATAACCCCTTTCGTTCGCACAGAAACTTTTGCAACATTCCCACCGAATGTTTCTGCATCGTACTGTAAAAATAATTGTGCAATATTAGGATATGCAAGTTTGGCATCAATCGTTTCAATCATTGCCCAGACGTGCATTTTATCGCTGATCAAATCAGAGGTTGAATCAGGTGTGATACGTCGTGCACGAATTTGCCAACCGTGGTCAGCTTTCGGTAATTCAATACGATGTTGACGTTCATAATTTGGAGAAGTTTTATCAGCCACTTTGGCTTTAACCACCTCAACCCAAGCTCCGCCATCTGTTTGTAAATCTACTGCATATTCAACGGTTGTACCAACAATATCACCATTGGTTTTACTTTCTTTTAAAGCATCGAATCGGAAACGGATTGAGACTGCATCTAAGTCAAGGTTCGAAATTGCTTTAACCCAAGGTGAAGCATTTTTAAGTTCGACACCAATCTGAGTTTCAGAGGTCACATCTGGAAAACCTTGAATATAATCCTGGTCATTTGTACCATTACGAGTTTCAACGGTGATATTTTGGAAATTCCAAGCACCATTGGCATCTTGAAGCGGCGTGTCTTCAACATAAATTAAATTGTAATTATCTTCTATTCCTTTGATTTCACCCCAAGATAAACCATGTAAGGCCTTGATATATGTTCGTGATTGCGCTGTATCAGGTGAGATTACGGGTGTTCTTGTTTTTCCTGATCCAACCTTTTCACCTTTAATAACTTCTTGCATAACTATTCTCAAAGCACAAAAAAAGGACGCTGAATGCGTCCTCAAACAATTAAAAAATACTATTTGGCGATCAAATCTTCGGGGTACTGATTCCCAGCTAAAATAAATCCACCGATTTCCCGCTCACCGATAAGAACAGGGAGAGGATTACCTTGAGCGACGGTTGTGACCGCCCCACCAAATCCCTTGTTTGCCTTATTACCATCTTGGTTTTGATCTTCTGTACTCACTTTTGGCATCAGCATTTGAGTAACACCACCCATAATCATGCCCGCCCCCGCTCCGACCAAGTAAGCTTGTCCAGTGTAAGCACCAACAACAACCAAAACAGCCCCTAAAACAGTCTGCAGAACTCCATTACCCCCCGCGCCAATAACACGGGGAACGATCTTAATGACAGTTTCACTAGTGGACATTCCTAATTCAGTTTCACCAATGTTGTGCCCATAAATTTGACGTTTTGTCACTGGATCATAGATTGCTGCTGCCTTCTTACCCTTACCTCTTTTTTGATCTCCAATAAAAAGAGCAAAACATAAACCTATTTCATGAGCATGGCGCATAAACTTTTCAAAGCCCTGCACTTGTACAGATAAAGCCCGAACTGCTTCTTTTGGTGAATCAACAGCCAACTTAAACTCAGAACCAAATTTATCAGCAAGCACGCCATATAACTTAACGGTTTTCAACATGTCGAAGCACCTTCACTTTTCGTTGCTCCCATTGATGACCATAAGGCTCTCTCAATGATTTTTTATTGTATGGATGATGAAGTATTAGAGATCCGCCGAAACAAGGCTCTGCTTGCTCAGACTTCAATTCGGTTCTATCACCAAGCCAAATCACAGCATGATTGGGGTGTTCTGTACGCCCAACTCTACAAATAATCATGTCTCCATATTGGGGAGAATCAACTTCGTAGAATCCTGCTTTCTCGTAATTTTCTATATATAAAGAAGGATGATCTTTTGACTCCCACCACAAGTTATCACGGGGAAAATTGAGTAATTTAATTCCAAATTCTCGCTCATAAAAATCCTGAATCAGTGAATAACAATCTTGCCAGCCGTGATGGTAATTTCGTCCAATCAATGGAAATTGAAACCCACAGGGCTTATAAATTGCAAAATCAAGATCTGGATAAGCGCAAATCACCCAAGGTTTTTGATGGATTTCAATTTGCTTTAAATCGAGATCAGAAGCCCTAGTTGCTGCATCTGGATGGGAGTGGACATAGGCAATGATTTCCCCTTGATCTTCAGCATTCGCCAAATCTTCTGGATGAATTTCAAAGCTATCTTTTTGTTCAGAAATATTACGACATGGGATGTAATCTTTCCCTACAATCACCCCGCAGCACTCACTTGGATAGGTTTCAGACGCATGTACCATAATTGATTTTTTTAATTTAATTGTGAGTTTCATTGTTTTACCTCACCATATTTGAAGCAGGTTGACCACCAAACCGTGACTCATTCCCGCGGATACGGCATGATTTTAAATATCCTGGACAACTATCCTTAGAAGGATCGTCAGTTGGTTGATTTTTTCCATCGAACATCGCCGTTCCAATGTAGCCACAGTGCTCTCCACGATAACCAGCGATAGCCCAAGCACACATTGAAGTGATTTGAATTGCGGGGATGCGTTGGTTTTTAAATTCACATGGGTTTCTCAATTCAAAAGTCACTTGAATTGCATTTTCAGAAGTCTTTTGCTCAATAAACCAAACTTGGAATTCCGCTTCGGACGAAGCTGTGGGATTACCATCTGTGAAGTTTTCAGCATCAAGATATTTAGACAATGTTTTAATAACTTTGAGTTTTGCACCTACAAAGTCTTGAAATTTAAGACAGTAGATTGATACAGCACCTTGCACTTGTCCGATCTTGTTTCCCATTTTTAGCGTTGGGGCGGATGCTTTGCCATCTGTTCGCATCTCAAGACCATCAACCTCTAATGTCATTGGTTCAAAAGTTTCACTCTGCCAAATAATATTGCCTGCTTGTGGTAAGCCGTGAAAACGTAAAATGCCAGCTCCTAATGTGCTGGCATCAAGTTCGTACAGTGTAGTTAAACCATCAACGAATAGTTTTTGGAAGTCACTCCGTAACATTGCGAACCTCTTGAATATCAAAGGTTAATCCTTTTGTATCATAAGTAATTTTAATACTTTCAATTGAAGTGTTAAATTCCATTTCTAATGCACGGATTTGTGGAATTAGCCAAGTGACGAACTCAGCCTCTTTTAAAGAAATTCTTTTCTTCTCTAGATCCACTTCAGTTTGTAGACTTACCGATACACTATCGGATGGTTTGTCATAATCTATTGATAAATAATCTAAAGTCTTGCCTTGTTCATAAGGCCAAGCTTTAATTTTAATGATTAAAGTAGAATTTAAATTTGATTCGATTTGAGTTAATTGCTTTTGCATGAGTGTTCCTTCTGCATAAAAAAACCCGCATTACGCGGGCATTAGATTGATTTAATTTAAAATTGTTGAAAGAACGTGGTTGAGATACGCCAAACATCACCACCGATCTTCGTTAATTGATATTGAACATCGGCTTTAACGCGTACTTCACCATCCAGAGGCACATCCCACAAAAAGGAATCAGCCCCTTTATGTCTATCAAAGAAAGACCTGATTTGCTTGATTTCAGCAGAATAACCTGTTCTCTGATAATTCCACTGACCTTTACGATTGTTTATTCCGACTGAAATATGTTGCTCATAACCATCACCAAACTTTGTTGATAGAACGTTGAAATTCTGGGTATTAGAGTTCCCATCTAAGTCATTCAAGAACGTAAATTTTTCATTGCTCATATTTTTTCCAATAAAAAACCCACTTGGTTAGAGTGGGTTTTATTACGCTGAGTTGTTTATTAATAATTATAGTATTTAATTTTCGTCTAAATACTTTTGTAATGTTACATATAAATGATTTTTATCCTTAGAGGAGGCTTCTGAGATAACGGATGTGAGTTTTAAGTCATCCCAATCTCTATTCTGCTTTATATAGCTAGCAAAAGAAGCAATTAAAACCATACTATGATCTCCCTTTCTTAGATAGGGTCTAGCTTTATACCGAAATTTCTTCAACATAACTTAATCCTTTTGTTCTGCCCACTATAAATGCCATAGTAATAAACTTTATTTTGCCTTATTCATTAGAATAATGATAATTCACCGATTTAGTTAGTACATCTATTTTCTTTAATACAACCAAGCAATAAACCCGAGATTTCAACTACACCTTTATTATATATTGTTCCATTCATAACACCCTTCATGTTGAAATGTGCATTTTCTTCAACATAAACATCACCTTCAACTATTCCCGAACGACTCAATGTTAAGTATGTATAGCTTTTAACCACTATATCACCTCTATGGATACACCGACCTAACCACATTTTCCTAGGCTTGATAATTTGTTTCATAAAATCTCTAATAATTATAAAGTAAATATAAAAATTAACATTATGAAAATTAAATAGTAATAACAAAAAATACCAAAATATAAAGCCCGCTGGTCTAAGCGGGCTTTATATTTTTATAGTTTAGAAAAATGACAAAATACTTAATTTGCCAAACTCATAAATAATAACCATTAAAATAAAAAATAAAGTTGATGTAATAAGAATTTCTGTCATAGTCATGATGTTATCCTCATTTTTATTTTCTCTTAATTTTATACAATCCTTTATGGTAAATTTCAACCTTTATCTTCATAATATTATTTTTTAAATAATCTTAAATATTATTTTATTATATCTAAATAAATATTATTGAATAACTCTTAATTAAAATAATGACACCATAATCAAAAAATTAAAACAATTCTTTAAATAGTCTTTCTAATCAACTATCTCGAGATATTGAATTTTGAAAATACAGAGTAAAATAGGATAAAACCTCCTAAAGTTTATTTGAGCACTTTAAGTAATTTTATGATATAAAGCATTCTTTTTTATCTTTATCTTTGGCATTTAAATGAAAAAAACATCATCATCAAATGACTCTAAATCCACCATTTTGGGCTGGAAATTTGTTGCTATTGTAGCCTTTATAACTTCAATATTTTTTACATTTTTATATTTAGCAATGTCTAATGAACCTGACTATATGCCTAGCCATCAGCGTAAAATTGCCAAAGAAAAAAATTTAAATTCTATTGCATCACAGCCTGTTGACAATAACGCATCAAAGTCGCTTTAAATTAATACACATTATAGAAGAACCACTCCGAAGAGTGGTTTATAGCCATCTACACGATGGTGGACAACTGATGGGTTCTACTCCCTAAATTCATCTCTAAACCATCTAAGCGATGGACAACTTGAAACACTTATAAAATATCAAGTTGATGAAGAAAAAGCCACTTGAACACGGCTTTATCTCCAATTTTTAAATTATCTTTTTAAGCCGTAGAGCTCACCGCCTTGCATTTTAGCTTTCCTAAAACGATCATCTACTATTGCTTTAGTTTCAGCTCTATTTTGCTTTTTCAAATCTTCAATGATTACAGTTAACTCCTCGCCATCCCACTGAGCTGAGGCTTCAACTTTATCTGAAACACTATTGTAAATATTGACAATTGGCTGAGAAGAGGACGAGTTTCTTTGCTGAATAGATTCATACTGTCTCCTTTCAACATCAGAATTGCTCATTCGAGAAACGCCAACCAAACCATCATCTTTAAGCATTGCAATACTCTCACTTTTACTTGGCATTAAAAATTGCATCTTCAATGCTTCGTATTCACGCTGAAATGGTAATTCGCCAGTTTTGTTTATGTACTCCATCATGGGTAAACCAAGCTTTTGCACGGCGGCATATCGCATCATAAATTCGCCGTTTGATGCCATGATCGGAATATCATCACTTGTACCAGTGCCTTTTCCAGTGATGTGACCACCAGTAGCAAAACCTTGCGGAGTTATCGACTGGATCATTGCTAAGAACGTACCCTGATCTAATGCTGCTTTTGCTCCTGCCGCTACTTTTTGCCACACTGTGCCCGGTTCTTTAGCATAAGCATCAGATACCGATAACCATAAGTTCATGCCTGCTTGAGTAATCGCAAAACCCTGTTGCATTTGATACATCGTACGATAAGCACCAGAACTTTCGCCTAAAATCCCTCTAAACATGTTTGCAAATGAGCCAGTCAATTGTTGAGCCTGAGTAAGCTGTAAATTCACAGAATCCTTTTGATATTGATTTTCAATGTCAATCATTCGTTGATTATGTGCTTGCCAAATTTGCTCTCGAACTTCAGCTAATTTTTTCAAATCAGCACCCGGCTCTTTTTCTTGACGCTCTACATCTGCAATCTGAGTATCAAAAAGTGTTTGTGAGGTATTCATGCGGTTAAAACGATCTTGATTGATCTGATAGCGACCAGATGAGCTGTTCATTTGCGAATAAACCGTATCCCACCCCATTGATGCATCTTTTAACCGACGATCTATATCAACTTGATTCTGAAGTTCAAGCATTTTCTGCTTAAATTCTTTCTCTTGTGGATTTTCATTACTTTGAACTAAAAGCCTTTGTTCAATGTCGTATTTTGCTTGTACAAGCTGCAACTCTGACATGAAAAATTCTTTTGACTGAAGCAATCGTTGGTCTTTAGCTAATTTTGATTTTTCAATTTCGTAAGCATATTGATCATCATAAGCCTTTTTACGAAGTGTTTTCACCTCATCGCTATACTTACCCTCAGCATCTAATTGCAGCTTAGCTGAATCACGCTGATAAATTAGCTTTTGATCCTCGGTATATTTATACCCATTCAGCTCATAGTCTTGCTGCAGATCATTAAGTTTCTTCTGCGCTTCAAATCGTGCAGTCAATTGAGCTTCAAAGACTTTCTTTTCGTCACCAGATAATGCTAAATTTTCTCGAATAGACTTGAGCTGCTCCTTGTACTCTTTCTCCTCTTGAAGCCCTTTAGACATGAAATCTTTGCGGATTTTTTCAGCTTCATCCTGTGACTTTTCAAGCATTTTAACTTGATCATTTAAGAGTGATTTATACTCCTTAGTCTCACCACTAAAGCCATTAATACCCCCCATGTAGCCGTAATAATCTTTGATGTACTGATTATTATATTTACCAAGGTTAGTGCCTTTTTGAACGTTACCTTCGCCAGCATGGTATGCACGAACAGCTTTTTCAACATTACCATTGAATAATTTCAGCAAGTATCGCAGATACTTGGCAGCACCTTCAGCAGATTGAGCCAAGTTATAGCGATCTTTAACACCATACTGATCCCCCGTCCCTTTGAGGAATTGGAATCCACCTGTTGCACCATTTGATTTATTGTAAGCGTTTGCATTACCTCGAGACTCAATCATGTGAATTGCAGACAACATTCCGCTTGGTAGACCGTATTTACCCTCCAAACCTCCGAAATTATATTTAGCAGCATTCGCTTTTACTTTTTCGTTGACTTGTAGGACTTTAAGCTGCTCTTTAAGCTCTTTTGTATGATCTTTTTCTTTCTCATTGCGAGCATCAAGAATATCATTGCGTTGCTTATCCAGATTCCAAAGCTCGCGTTGTAATTGCCCTGATTCTTTTTGAACATTTAAAAACCCCTTAGCCAATGAATCTTTATAAAGTTTAAATAAATCATCAGCTTGAGATTCATCATATCCGTGTTCTTTGACTAGTCGTAATTTAAATTCTGCTTCAAACTTCTTATCAATCAGTGATTTATTAAAGTCTTTTAGCTTCTCATTTAAACGTTTAACTTCTTCAGCAGATTGTTTTGCACCTTCAGCAGCATCACTAAAACCTTGTTTTGCATTTGCTCCTGTGGTTTTAACAAGATTCATTTGCTCATTAGCAGTTTTTACTGCATTTTCCTGATCATTTACTTTCTTCTTACTATCTGTAAGTTGGTTGATTTGCTCAGGAGTTACAAAACTAGCTTTATTTAATCTCGTATATGCCTCATCTACACCTATCACCCCTGTTCTAAGCTCAGCCCAGATTCTGTATACCTCTTTATTTGTTTTATTTAAATCAAGTACACTTTCAACGAGCAACTCAAAGTCTTTTTTAACAACCTGAAGTTTATGACTTTGATCATCCAAATTTTCAGATAATTCTTTTTGAGCTGCTCGTTTTTGAGCACCGGTCAAATTATCAAGCTCATTCGCTGCTAAATTTGCGTATCGACTTTGATTTTGAAGCGTTTTGTTTGCTTCATTACCATTATCACGCATCAATAAATACCCCGCCGCTACGCCAGCGACTGATGCAGCTAGACCAACCCAACCACCTGTTAAACCTAATAATAGTGACTTTGCTGAAGCTAAACGGCTTGTAGCTAATGTTTCAGCATTTTGTGCTGCTGTATATGCAGCTGATGCAATTGTTGAGTTTTTTACTGCAATACTGTGAGCTATTTCCGCTGCTGTTACGCGCTGTATAGCTGCTGCACGAGCCGTAGATGTAGTGGCTGCATTATATTCAACTCTAGCTAGATTTAATTCTGTTATAGCTAGAGCAGTAGTTTGTTTTGCCCTTAAGGCTGCTACACCTGTTAATTGAACTTCTGCTTGTGCTTCCGCAATTGTAGCAGCACGACTTTGAATACTATCAGCTATAGATGATCGAACAGCAATAGATTTAACCAATATTGCTTTTGTGATCAAACCGATACCGATAGCCATTGCACCGTTTGCCAGAGGTTCAATATTTTCAGCTAGAGTTCTAATCGCTTCAGATGTGACTTTACTTGCGCCACTTGCATGATCAGCTTCACCTACAAACTTTGTAATACCGTCACTTAGCATTACTAGGGACTGGCCGATGGTAACATCTGTTTTCTTATGCAATTCTTCTACACTATTACCCGCTTTTAATAAAGCCTTAGTAATCACCTCACCTGTTAACTTCCCGTCAAGCATCATCTGGCGTAATTGACCACGGGTAACCCCCAATCCTGTCGCCATAGCATTCAACAAACCACCCGCACCATCGACAAGACTATTAAACTCTTCAGCTCTAAGGATATTTCCGTCTAAAGATTGTCCGTACTGAAAGAGTGCTCCAGCTGCTGATTCTGCAGATGAACCACTAAGCGCCACTGCTTTAGATGTAATTTCAGTTAATTTCGCAACCTGTGCCTGCGTTAAATTCAGGTTTTTTGCATTAGACATATATTTAGAATAAACATCATTCACAGCATTCCAAGATGAATATGATCGTTGAGCGATAGCGAATGTATCTTCCATTGCTCTATTTAATTGCTCTTGATTAGCAGTAACAATTTTTAGCTTATTACCAATTTGCGTATAAGCATCCATCTTTGATACAGCTGCACCAACCGTGACTAACCCCGCCATGTGACCCGCCAATGTACGAGTCGCCACAGATAATGAATCCATTGATTTACTTGCGAAATCACCTGTTTTATCGATGCTTTGGAGTTCTTTATTAACTGCTTGCGCATTGATTAATGCTTGTCGTGAATCGATTGTTATGCGTAAAACTGACTCTGCCATTTCACTTTCCTACGGACATAAAAAAGCCCGCAGGAGGCGGGCAAGGATTTGGATATTTTTAGTTAATTACTTCAATTAGCTTTGTTATGGCTAAAAGGATTGGAGGTATTGCAAACAATGCAATTACAAACAAAATCCAATAGCAAAAATGTTTTACAGATTTATATTGCTCAATGAGTTCTAGTGCTTTCACAATCCAGTCCCCGATGTTAAAATTCATTAATGTTCTGATCCTCAAGTGCGTTTTGCGGGTTGGAAACGAAAAAAGCCCGATGACTGCGAATCATGGGCTTTTTGCTTTTTTAAATCATTAAAGGGAATTTGTAGCGCCCCCTCTTATAAAACTACTTCTTGCTCGCCTCTTCCAAAAACAGATTATCCACGGCGAAAATACAATCATTGAAAATCCACCTCTGCACTGGTGGCTCATACTGTTCGTAGTAGTCATTAACCGTACCTAAATTTAGAGGCATGGGAAGAGATTGCTCATAATGTCTCGCACGAGCAATGATGTAATACGCTGAGAGGATAGATTGCGCCGTGTTAGAGTACTCTTTTAGGGGAAGATAGTAATCTGGAAGCTCCTCACCTAACTGTTTGTAGATTTCCTTGGCTTTTTCGGTACTGTATCTTTTGTTTTGATGCTTGTAGAGCTTAATGACTTTCCCAAAATTTCAGCTTTCTCTGCATCTGCTTCATCTTGGATATTTTGTGCTTCTGTAAGAATCCATACGATCAGCTCAATTGATTCATTTGTACTTGTACATAGAAGCTCAGCATTTTGACGAGAATATTTAAAGATGCCATTTTTATCCTTGATGCCTTCCCAGTCTAGAATCAGGTGCGACACAGCTTTACTAAAAGACTGTGCAATCTCATAAGAGCTTTCATCTGTAATATTGCGAACACCTTGTATCTCTTGCTCAATACGGGTGCCACGCAACTCAATACAGTGCTTAAAGGATGGTTTGTTGATTCCTGCTATTAAGAAACATGCACCATCTTTATATGGTACAAGTTTGCTCGGTATTTTTGTTTGCTCGTGTTCTTTGATTTCAATCTGCATTATTAAGGTCCTACTACAACTGGTACTCGTGTAAGTGTTGGAGCCTCACCATCCACAGTAAAAGTAAATTGAGTATTCAAAATGTCTCCTGCTCCACCAGTTGGTAATGGGGCTGAAAGTAAAATGCGAGGAAGCAACAAAACATACTGATTGCCTTGACCATCTTTTAGTGTATAAGAAAGTGAGATTGGTTCATTCAAGAATTGCTTTTCATAAAGATCAGCAGTGTTTTTAGACCACGCTAAGGTAACGTTCCCACTACTCTTCATTACTGTTTCTAGAATTGCACTAATATTTTGTTCAAAATCCAAACAATTTTGAATCTGCATTGTATTATCAATGGTTAAATCTAGCTGAGTAGCACACATACCAGCTTTCTTCTGACCATCAATTAAAACATTCCCAACATTCTGGTTTGTAAATTGTGTAGCTTCTATTGCGGAAGCTGGTGTTTTGGCTTGAGATGTTTCATATGCTTTACGCCCCATTCCCATTAATGAATATTTTGAAGTCACAATGCCATCTTCAGGGATGGTTAATACCCATTGATTTAAATGGCAGCCTGTAAAAACTTGGAAATTTTCAACATCAGAGAATGATCGTTCAATCGTTAAAGATTTTCGGACTGTACCACCGAATGTCAGAACATTATTTTTCCACAAGTTCATTGCTACAATTTCAAGCCAATCTTCTTGAATACCATACGCAAATTCAGTATCAATATCTCCAGCAAAATCTGCACCTGTTACTAAAGTTCCAGATGCAATTCGTGAGTCTTTAATTGTTTGCGATTCAGCAGTCTTTGCTTTAGCATCCATACTATTTGATGTATTTGCTAAAGTTTTCCAACCTGTTGTCGCTAGAACACCAGGTGTTGTTTCCACGGCGTATCGTGTGATTTGTTTAGCGCCTGAACTCATGATGGCTCCTTAATTTAGGCATAAAAAAACCTCCGTTAAGGAGGTGGGTTCTTTAATTAGATCATCAAATTTCTTGAGTATTCGCCATATATCGAATATCCATCTCAATTTATCCGATATTCAAAAACTACATTCATTTGGTAAAAATCACCTATTCCGCCAATATCAATCATCGACCCTGTCATAATTGTCAGGTGATTATCTTGTTTGAATTGAAGATGTTGAATCCATGCATCACCTAAATTTGTTAATTCAAGCGTATCATTACCACGGCGATCAAAGCACTGAATGATGAGATTACCCACTGTTCTTACACATGGTTCATCTGCCATACCTGAAATGAAAGATGGGGCATTACGAATAAATACTCGACACCAAAGCCCCTGATCAGGTGGCTCGATCGGCTGATTGGAATGCTCTTTTTGATTTTGCGTAAAAATTACAGATTGATCAAGATAATCAAAACTATCGATTAAGCGCATAAAAGCTGCTCGCGCTTCAGTAAAAGTCATCATTTATATTTCTCTTTAATCAATGTGAACGTTACGCCGTATATCCCAAGTGGTGCTTGTTTACTAAAACCACCGACCGATTTAATCACATAGCCTTTGCCTTTAACCCAACTGCCATTCTTCACTTGATTTGGATATCCGCCGTATTCGAGCGCAGGACCATATGGCGCATTGTTTTGAATATATACCGTTGAGAATGGTACAAGCTGAGAAAGAGTGCTTAAACCTTTTGCTAAGGTACTTGATCCAGTTTTATCGCTAATATTTGCATCAAAACTTGTATCTCTTGAATTAATGCTTAACCGATGATTCCCCTTGAATGCCCCTGTATCCACTGGTGATGCCTCAATAACACCACGCAAGGCATCTGTTGCGATTTTCTTTTGATGGTCACATAAGTCTTTTTCAATTTGTGCTATGAAATTGACAGGGTTATTTGTCCAACTCATGAGATGCCTCACTACACTTTTCTTAATTGAACTTTCCAGATCGTTTTAGCAGGATCCTGACCAGCAAACATCACTTTGAATTTTCCAGATGGTGTAATCCACTCATCATTCACCAGTGGCTTCGCTGTTACTTCATTTTGAAGCAACGTTGCTTTTTTATCTGTTGCCAATACGCCTAAGGATTGAACTTCATACTGGTTATAACTACCAAAAAGCACACCATGACCTGAATAATTTACCACTTCCTCAAATTCATATTTACCAGTTACCCGGTCATATTTACCACTGTAAGTGATGCGCTGGCATGTGAAGGTGTGCACGGCGTCAGCTAATTTATTATCAAATGCTTTGGATAGCTTAGATTGAATTTTATCTCTTAATCCCATATCACACCCGCGTCAAATAAATACCGTATGGCGTTTTAGGTTGATCAACATCAATGGCTGCAATAAGATCCAAAGCAATCTGTTCATAGCTCGACAAGCTACTACTGCCATCTTGATATTCCTCTTCGGATTCAACGCCGTCTGCTTTAACCTTTTCCCGCTTTAAAGCTTGTGGTTTCCCGTTGTAAATTTCTTTGGCGATAATACCCTTGATGATTTCACATGCTGCCACATTTAGTTCATGTGGTACTGGATCAGGTGCTGGTCCAGCATTCTTTTTCATCCATGTATTAGCAAGCAAAATAAGACGAGCTTTATCACTATCTTCAGAGAAATTAGCACCCAGAATCGTTTCAGCTTGTTCAATTGTGATAAAGCTCATAATCTTATTCCTTTGGAATTAGTGCTAACAATTCATCTTTTGATGCAGATGACTTAAAGCCGATTTCTTTTGATGCTAAGAAATCTTTAATTTGCGGTACTGTCCAGCTTGCATAATCGGTATTGGCTTCATTCACCGCTGTATCCAGTGATGATTCAGCGACAGTTTGATCAGCTTCTACTAAATTAGCAGTGACACCTTCTTTAATTTTTTTGAGCTCATCAATTCGTGCTTGCATAGCAGAAATATCATTTTTAAACGCCGTGAATTCAATGCGTTCAGCCTGAAGATCATCTATTGACTTTTTAAGCTGGTCAGATAAATCTTTGTTTTCAGCAACCACTTTTGCGCATTCAGCTTTTGCGTCATCAATTGCTTGTTGAAGTTCTGGCGTAACGCCAACTTGAACATTCATGGTTAATGGTTGAACTTTTATATGTGGATTTTTACGAATTTCAACACCAATTCCTAGTTTTTCATAAGCATCCTTAATATCAGGATAATCACCATAAATAACTACGGATGTGGCAGTACTATCTGGATGATCAAAGTATTTAGGATTTTGAAATGAGCCATCTTCATTGATACCAGTGCTTTTTTTTGCATAAATAATTTTCATTTTTTACTCACAAAAAAAAAGAGGCCTAAGCCTCTCTAATAGTAAAGTTATCAGCCACCTTAAGGTGTACCACTTAAATCAAGCAATGTACCAGCAGTCATTTTGTTGCTAGTAGCATACTTTTTCCAATTCGCATCAGCACCAAGTAATGCCAATGTTGGATTTGCACCTTTGGATGTATCCCAAGAGTAACCCAGTAAGTCAAGGTTGAAAGTTCCTTCAGCACGCATACCAATGGCAAGGTTTTCTTCGTCATTAATATCATAAGCTCGGAAACCTGGTGCTTGTGATTCTGTGACAGTTAACGCACCAGCCTGCAAACCAAATGCATCATCATCTTCCACAAGATCTGTGACCAATACTGGTTTACCTAATGTACCTGGTAAGCCACCATAAATCACAATTTCAGATTCACCGTAAATTTGATTTGTTAATGCTTCATCAACGATATCGAAATAAGTATCAGAATTCATAACCCAAAGTGCAATTCGACCAAATTTATCACCAAATTTACGCATACCTTTTGTAAGCGCCTTGCGACCATCAGTAGCTATGCTGCCCTTAGCTACCATTTCAGGATTACTTGTAATAGCAGCTTTGAGAGCTGTTAAGCTGTATTGCAATCGACCAGCCACCAATGCATCTGCCAAATCGTAGCCGATAATTTCTGCAAATTCTTCAGGAGAACGTGCACGGCGTTTAAAAGCTTCTTCTGTTGATGTGTATGGACCATATTTAAATGGAATTTTAACGCCCACTGATTCACCAGCACCGATTTTCTTGTTTGTAACTTTCGCCGTGGAATTAACATCACGATGCTCAATACTCCCACCAACACGGTAAAAGGATTGCTGATTAAAATCGCCTTGAATAATTTCATTTAAATAACGGATTGCACCATTAGATGCTTGGTTAAAAACGTTTAAATTATCTTGAAGACGTTCTAAATATGCTGTTTGTGCTAATTGATTATAAATAATCATGTCGCTGTTTACGGTTGTAGTCATAATGACTCCTTATTTTTCAAGTTTTAAAAATGCTGCTTGGCCATGTGCTTGGATGTATTCAGATTTTGCCTTAGCATCCATCTGGCTGCGCTTTAGACCAGTGTTTAGATTGCCTTGACCTCCGAAACCACCACCATTACCCTGCCCACCTTTTAAGATCTGATCTTTAAATTGGTAGCTGCTTACAAGCTGTTCCAAGGCTTCATCAAACTCAGCAACTTCACCTGGGCGAGAGCGTGAAAAGATTTTTTGACCATCTACGCCGTATGCCACCACCTTTCCATCTTCGATCTTAAAGTTTTGACCAAAAGTGGCTTGAAGCATGTCCACTGGCACGGCGATTTTGTCTTGAATAAACTTAGAACGAGAAAAACCACCGCCGATAAGCTCTTTATGTAGTTGCGCTTGGAATGAATCACGCTCTTGAACAATTGGAGCGTATTTATCCTCTACCGCTTTAATCGCCTCAGCTTTGACTTTTTCGACTTCACCAGCATCCACCAGTTTTTTATCATCGAAATTTTTCAGAGTTTCTAAAGCTTTTTTAGCTGCAGCAGGATCATCAATACCAGCAAATGTTTGGAGTGTTGATTCGGCTTTTTCATAGCGTTCTCGATTGGTTTTTGCCTCGCCATTTAAACGAGTGATTGTTGCCACGGTTTGTGCTGCGTCATGCGCTACTTCTTTGCCATCATCATGAACATAGATCGGAAAACCCTGTTCATTCACTTCTGCATAAGTCTTACCATCGATTGTTTGTGTTTTAAGTTTCATAAGTCATCCGACCCTATTTCTGTAATGAGCATCCGCTCGTTGCGCCCTATTCATCCGAATTACAGGCAATAAAAAAGCACCTAAGGTGCTGTGATTTGTTTTTGGATGTTTTAAATGCTGGCAAACAGTCGATAACCTTCTAGTTCCCAAAGTTTGTTTTCTGCTGTCTTTAAAACATCTTCAGTTGAATATTTAATTCCCAATTCTTCATTAAAGTTCGCAGGATCAACCGATTTTGAAATTGCTGTTCCAAGATGGAATTTCCCATCAAGCCACGCAATAGCCATTACATGCGGTGTTGGGTATTGGCAAGTTGTGGTATGTACCTCAACTCGATTCAATAAAGCATCAATTTGTTCTTTGGTAACTCGTGTTGCTGTTTGGTTTTCCATTTTCTTCTCACATAAAAAAATACCCTTTCGGGTCATGGTTTAAATTTAGTTAAAGTCCTAAATCCACAAAAGTCTTTTCATCCAATGCCTTTAGCTCTTTCAACGTATATAGCTTACGCTCAGGATCCACAAACTTATCAATCGTATAGCCACCATTTTTATAAAGCTCATAACGCTTATTACCAAGCCATTCACGCTGATAATCTTCACTCTGCTCTTCAAACCATTTTTTATAATTTGTATCGGCACTCACCTGACCAGCATCACCGGGAGAGCGAACAAAAGGACGTTTTCCTGCAAACTTTTCATCTTCATTTTCAACATAAGGAACATAAACAGTTCGATTGCGTGGATGAACTGGGAAACGTGGACGGTTCGGATCATCAATATCGTAAACATTGCCATCTTCCGAAGCACAGAACTTACAGGTGCGACTATCTAGAGTTGCTGACACCTTAAGCTTATTAACACCTAATGCTTTATAAGTCTCCTCATAAGCAGTATTGCTAACATGACTACGCGCAGTCCTCACCATCATATCAATAGACTGTCGAGACTGATTTAATATCCCGTCTTCATAATTTAGCTTTGAAGTTCCTTTGATATGCTGAATGATTTGCTGATTTGTCTGCCCGATAGAAATACCATCGCGAATTGCATATTCGACACGGCGACGAGTATTTTCAGCCATATCACTAAACATATGATCAATGAGCATACCGCCAGCAAATGGCTTACGCTTGGCTTGCTTTAGAATGCTTTCACCATTCGACTCTTTGATTTTCTTACCCAATGTCTTAGCTTGATATTGAGACTCATACACAGCCAATGCAACCGCAGAAACAGCAAAGGATTCAGGTAGTGCAGTGACAACAAAGCTCTGCCAATCATCAAGAATGCGCTTTATTTCTTTCAAGTTCGCCGTGGTATATCTCGCACCAGATAAAGCAACTCTTTCAGAATCACTTAATTCATCTAGTAAATCACGAAGCTTGCTCAACATTGAGCTTGATTCACGGTTGAATTGCTTTAAAAGTGCAATGACTTCACCCGATGAAAGACGGTAAAGATAGGCTTGGTGACGAATGATTGAGTTGAGCAATAAATCATCTTTTTTATCATCCATATTATTCACCAGTTAAATCAAGCCGACCTTCTTTCTCAATATCAACATTCGCTTGCTCATCTTCATAAGTTTGCTTAGGGAACATACCAGATTGGTTGTACTCCCACCAAGATTTAAATGAGCTATAACCTTGCACGGCGCTTTCAAACAATTGTCGAGATAGATCAGCTAAATAACCTTGTTTGCTGAACTCTTGGCTGATCTCAAAGAAAGAGTCATCTTTGGTGAGTTTGCCTACGTCAGGCATTACAAACTTTGCGCTCCAACGTAGTGCCATGTTTACCGCTTCATTGGTATTCACAACACATAAAGAAAGTACTGAATGTTGTATCGCATCATCATTGTCGGCTTCCGTAGCTGTTTTAGTTGCTGAGCCGTTTTCGACCAATCGAGCACCCATCTCTTTCATCTGCTGCCACTTGTCTTTCATTGCTTCACGAGCAAGTGTATTTGCATCCACTTGGGCGATTCCAATAGCTCCCCCTTGTGGCAAAGGCAACATAACTTTTGCACCAACATAAATACTACGTTTTTTGGCTTCATTGAACCAATTCCAGTCCACACCACTGGCGTAATATTGAGGCTGCCCGGTGTAATACACTGATTCTTGAAAATCCGCACTGTCTCGGTAATGCGCCAAATTAATATCAGCCAATTCTAGTAACGGCGCATTATCAATTTGTGCTGAGTTATCTACAGCACCCACAAAGGTAAAAGGAATATAACTCCAAGGATCGCCATTATAGTCAGTCGGTATCTTTCGACCACCACCAACATAAACACCCTCTTTTGACTTTGTGTACACTTCAATCGTGTAAACAAATTCACCTGAACCACCATCTTCTAAACGTAAAACTCGATATTGTTTTTTTGACTCAATGCTAAAACCATCTTTACCACGCTCAGATACAGATTCTTCAATCACTACAAGGTTTAGCTTTACTTGATTACCTACAGTGACAGTATCCCAATTAATAACCGCTTTTGATGAAAGCAAGTGAACCATTGGATATGCTTGTTTTGCTTTTTCTTCGGCTCGATTACGAGATGGCCCAACATCGGGGAAATCAACATAAAGCGCACAGCGATAATGCTTAAGAATATGACGCAAAACAGATTGTGATAACTGATACAAGCTAATGCCCGCACCATTTGCATTACGCTCAAAGTGCTCTAATTCTTTCGGAAACTTAAACGTCGGATCTGTTGCGAAAGCTGCACCAACCAGACTTCCTAAAGTCTTGCCAGTCACTCCATAAAAGACAGCACGTTGCAGATATGCATCATAAAAACTGCTTGCTTCTGGTGATTTGTCTTGCGGGTTATTACGAGGTAAATAAGTTTCTCGCCTATCTTTGACAGCTTTCTGTCCTTTACAGGCATCATCTACCTGTTCCCATAATGGGAGATTTTTTACATATTCAGGATGTTTAAAAGTTACACCACTCATCGAGCAAACCCCATTTGAGGAAAGAAAGGCGTAAAGCCTTCGTATAAATCATTAAAAGCATCTGCAGCTGCATCCACCTGGTCTTTATATTTACCATTTGGGAAGTTGCGAAGCTCATCCTTGAAATCTTTATTCCAATCACCACGAAGCATTCGCACATTGCCAACGTTGACTTGAGCAGCAAAAGGCTGTGCACGTGTGACCTTATCCCCTGAAACAGGTAAGGCAACAACGTTATAACCAGCTAAAAGCTTGGTGAAAGATTTGACTTGAGATTTACCAGCTTGACCAGGATCTTGAGGCAATCGAATAGTGACCGCCGTGCCATCCAGATCAGCAGTACTCTTAATCCGCTTATTGACGTTTTCGGGACCAAGTTGTTCTCGCTCAACACCAAAGATATATGTATAACCATCACTAGCACTTGCCATACCCACACCCGCCGTGTATGCGCCCTCTCCTTCTGAACTCGCCAAATCCCATGCACGAGTCTTTTTAAGAATACCCGCAGGAAGAGCATCGACAATTTCTATCTCATCTGGCTTGAAGAATCCACCTGCAGGCGGTGCTGGGCGTTGACGATACTGACCAGCAAAGACATACGGCGCAGCTTTCTCCATTAATGTGAGCTTTTGAATGTTATGTTTTGCAGGCCATAGTGCTGAACCATCATCCTGAACGGCTGATAAGCAGATATGCTCCCATACCTCTCCATTCCCGCCAGCAACAGGTACGCCGTCTTTACGATCGCCTAAAAGCCACCCCGCCAAATCTTCCTCATGCAATCTTTGCATAATGACAATGATTGGGGTTTCCGGTGAGTTAGTACGAGACTCAAGTGTGTTTTGAAACCAATCAATTACACCTTCACGAATGGTTTTTGATGAAGCTTCATCTGCTTTATGTGGGTCATCGATGATGATGCATCCGCCAAAGCCCTTACGCATTTTCCCGGCACCGAAGCCAGTGATCGTACCGCCAGTACCAGTGGCATAACACACACCACCTGACGCCGTGCGCCAGTTATCTTTAGCTTTACTATCATCACGAAGTTTTAAATTTGGAAATACTTTCAAATAAGCTTCTTCTTGCACCAAATTTCGAGTTTGAAAAGCATTGTTTGCAGCAAGCATGGCTGAGTAACTAATATGAATGAATTCACAATCAGGGTTCTTACCCAAAGACCAAGCCATGAAATTAATCACGGCGATTTCGGTTTTAGAGTAGCGTGGCGGGATATTAATAATTAATCGCTTTATCTCGCCGTTATAAACTTTCATCAAAGCATCACAGACTTCACGATGATGCCAGTTATGCATCCACTTATAGCCACGGCGCTCCTTAAACATATAGCGCGTGAAGAAATACAGATCCTCTTGTGCTTCAACTTGAATTGCCAACTCTCTCGCTTCAGTATTCATCTAGAATCTCCTTGCGAGCCTCCTTGAACGCTTCAACCGAAACCACAGTCTTGGTCTGCATTGATTCGCCATTTGTCGTGTGATCAACTTCTTGTTTATTTGTGTATTGACCACCCATGTCTTTAGCAGCTTGTTCCTGAATCTTCAGTCGAAGAACATTGTTTTTAGTATTTAAAAACATATTTTCATAACGCTGAAGTCGAACAACTAAATTCGCTATAGGGATGTTTTCAGGCTTTCCCAAGAACTCTTTACGAGTTAATTCAAATTCTGTTTTAAGCTCTACGCTTAAATCCTTACCTGCTCTTTTTGTTGGATCGTAACGCTCACATTGCTGTCGAGAAACATTTAAATTCTTATATTCTTCGTTGACGAGCTTTGCTGTTTCTTCGGGTGTATTAAACTGCGCAAGCGACCGAACAATAAAGAGTTTCACCTCTTTTCTGAGGGCTGCCATAAATATCCACCTGTCAACGTACGTCAACGTAAATAGCCAAAAAAAAGAGCCTTTCGACTCAATTAATCACACAAGTACCACAACATGCAGAAATACTCTTTTCCGAAACAAACGGCGCATTCTTTGCGATTTCCAATAATCTTTTGACATTCTCATCTGCGCCCCAACGCTTGGTTTCACCGAAGAACACTTCAACGTCATGCCCAGCCAAATAATGCTTTGGCAGGCCTGTATTGTCGCTATATATGATTTCGCCGTCTTCATCACGTTCAACGCCGATATGATATAGCTCATGCTCAATCAAACGGCAAAACTCAACATCATTCGAGTTTTCACAAAAACTTGCATCAACAGTAATGAGATAAACAGGTACAAAGCCGAACCAATCTCGCATCTGTTGCTCTTGTCGTGCTTTTTTCCATCCACCTTGATTAAACATAACTTTTTCACATTGGCCTAAAACCATTCTCTTTTTAGCCACGGCGGCACTCGATGCCCATGCAAATGATAAAAAGGTTTCGTCATCCTGAAGTAATTCAGCAATATGATTATGGTCAGGATTATGCAAGTGACCACCAACTGTAAGAAAATTTGAAACAACCCATTCTTTTAAATCCACGGCAGGTGCAAGCCTTATTTCTTCTTCATTCTCGGCTTGATCAATTAGATCCGTTGGGGGAAATGGTCTGATTTGGTCCATCTTCTAATCTCTCTAATTGAACACTTTTCTAAAAAAATAAAAAACCCCGCTAATAACATGTATGTCAGCGAGGTTATATGCCGCAATCCACTCGGCAAGAAGTTAAGAATTAGATTTCAATCGCTACTGCTACCACCATCAGACCCTCCTGATGAATCGCTCCATGAATCTGATGATCCACCTCCACCAAATGAACCACTTCCATCGTAATTATTTAAGTGTTGATGATTTGAATGATGCCCATTAAAAGAGTCTGGATTGTGAGCATTACTATGGCCATTACCACGAGAAGATTGGATCTTACTCACTTTTATAATAATCCATATTACAACTAAAGTTACGACTGTAAAAAAAAGTAATACGATCATAATCCTACTCAACATATTTACCATTTTACCATTTTCTTAAGTTAGTCAAGAATATCTCAACTATTAAAGTAAAGTGATTTGTATTTTGTATTCATCTAAAGTAGATTTAGTGTTTTAGTTTCATCAACTTCACTTTCCTCTAGGCATTAAAAACCACCCGTAGGTGGTTTAAAAACTTTTAATTCATTGTAGTGAAGCAAATAGTTTGTTAGCTACTGAATATGTTTTCACATTTAATTGTGTATTTAATTTATAAAAGTAAATTACCAGCCCAACAAATAAAATTGCATAGATTATCACAATCCACAAATAGTCAATCACACCAACCAATAAGCTGTGATTAATTACTGTGGCATCAATATCAATACCAAAGTTTTTGGCATACCGACTTCCAAAAAGAAATAAACAGTAAATTAGAACCGGAAGAGCTAAAAGGCCAGTTCCTATATTCGATAATTTTCTTTTAGCGCTAAGATGACTGAACTCATTCTCACCAAAATATTTCTCAATTTCAATAATCTGATCATTTAGGTTGTCTTTAGATAAAATTGGAAGACGATGATCATCAATTAGATAATGTATTTTTTTTAATAATTCAGCATTATCTAATGATTCACTCAAAATTTGAAAATTATTCATAATACCATTTCATTTTTCCTAAAACACAATGCTATTATCCCTTACGCAAATTATCTTTTATTTTTACATAAAAACTACTTTTGAACACTCGTATCACCAATCCCAATCCTTACTGCAGGTCAATTAGCAACCCACCAACCACTCAATAAGTGATAATGACATTATTCTGTTACCCACCTCTTTTTTTATTCTCTTCTCTTTTAAATCTGGCATACCATACAGAATTCAAACCTAAGATTATCCGCTTAGAAGGCGGATGGTCTATGCACTGAGCTAATTTACATCTCACCGTTTGAGCTGGTAGTTCACCATTATTCTGACAAACGTCACAAATCCAAGTTGCTTTTAAAGCTAACGATTTTTCGTGAGTTGATCCTGAATAGATCACTTATGCGTATCACAAGCACTATTATAAAATTTAGACATAAAAAAAGACGCCTAAGCACCTTTCCTCATCTGCCTTGCTCGTCTAATCAAGCCAAGCACTTCTTTTCTTGCCATTATTTCATCTTCAGAATAAGGCAGATTATTTGTTAATTCTACAATCGACATCGAACTATGTTCAATCAGAAAAATGTCTTGCTCAGTAGTCCAATTAGTAACTGGGAATTCAAGTTTTTTTTGAGATTTCTTCATGATGACACTTTATCATTTCTTAATCTAAAAACCTATTCTCTGAGCTCATTAATCACCCAGCTCAAGAATTCATTAATTTCTAAAAAATCAGGTATAAAATTTAATAAAATAGTATTTTTATTACCAAATTGTCCTTCTATTTTATCCATACTAACATCAAAGCTATCAAAATCTCCATCATGTAAATTTCGGAAGAATTCAATAGCTTTATCATAATTTGTTAATTGACTAATTTCTGGCTTCTCCAATACGAAGTAATAGATTTGTTTCAATGAGGCTAAGTCAATTTGATTTTTCATTTTAATTCTGTAGCTCTACTTAAGAATGCAAATTATATCTCAATATAATCTAACATATCAGACTTTCATTATGATTTTTATTGATTTGAATATGATGTAAATTATCTATTAAATCTATAACTAAAACCGCCAATACTTTCATTTTGACGGTTTAAAGTTAAGTAACGTAATATATTAGTTGCTATTTAACAACTTTCACTTTTAGACAATTCCGACATACTTCCAACTCGCCGTCCTTGCAATGATGAATCTCTGTTACATCGTGAAATCCAAATAAACATTTTAGGAACTGCAGCATATAAATCTCCTAAATTTAACCTTAGATCGTTCCTTTTCTATGTGCTCCACAAATTAATCATCATATATTGTTAGCCTAGTTATATTGAGCTTTAAGGCAACTCTACAATTTTATAAATTTTTCCTGTTTCTTCACTATGGAATAGCATTTCAAGCCCTGGCTTGAGTTTCTCACCATCAATAATAATATGCTTAATTTTGTTTTTAACAGTATTGATGTCCGATACAGCTTCTTCCAATTTGGCTTGAATATCATAATACTTTCCAAATTGATCTTTCACTCTAACATTAAAAAATTTCATAACAATCCCTTTTAAAAATTAAAAATAAAAAGACTAAATTTTTAGCCTCAAAAATATTGAATGTTTAATAATTTTTCAAAAATATACACCCAAGTTCGACAAATATACTTCATTAACACAGATTAAAGGAATAAAATTTTATTTTTATAACGTATCTAAGCTAGATTTTGTTATGTTTACCGCACTTCCGAAAAAGATACTTCTATTACTTTTTTCTTCTCTTTGAATGCTGGATTACTTAATAGTCTTACCTTGATTACATTTTTTCATCAGCCTGTTACTCATATGACAGGTAATGTAAGCTTATTGGCAAGTGATCTATATTTTAATGATTATTCACACTTTATTTTTTTAATATTCGTAATTATAGCATTTATGGTTGGAGCAATTTTTAGTGGTTTTATACTTGGTCCCTCAGATTTCAATCTGGAAGCTAGTTACGGATATCTTCTTTCTACAGAACTATTCTTTATTATTATTTGTCTTATATTTGCGATTCTAGATTATGCATATTTGGCTATAATTTTCGGCTCTCTCAGCGCTGGTATACAAAATTCTCTTCTTAGTTCTTATAAAGGCATTAACATAAGGACTACACATCTTACAGGTGTGTTTACTGATCTGGGATTAGCTATAGGATTAAAACTAAGAAAAATTGGAGTCCCATTACAAAGATTTACTCTGAATCTATCTATTTTGAGTGGCTTTATCACAGGCTGCTTATTCTCGATCTTATTGTTAAAATACCTAGCACAATTTGCATTTATTGGGCCAGTAATATTAATACTATTTATCTGCATAGGTTATTGGTCAAAATTTTTTAATGCTAAAAATAGATAATACCCTGTAAAGATTACAAATTTATTTCTTTTTGCTTAATAACGTGAGCTAAATTTGAAACAACAATCTCTAAATTACGGGCCCGATGAGCTACAAGACTGCTCCATCCCACATCAAAAGAAGATAATTTACACACTTTTTTAATTAAAATACAACTAGCACCTTGTTCAAGGTTCGCTTCTTAGCCAACTTTGATCAATAATTTAGAAAATAGTAGCTTAGCTTTCATAATGTAAATTCCTACATATATTTATAGAAGCATCCAACCGAAGCAAAGTTTTATTTATTAAAGCTTTCTAAAATTAATTTGACTCTTTTGATCGCCTCCTCTAAATTCACATCTAATGATATCCAAAATTTATATACTTTTTGGTCTGTAATAAACCGACGTCGACGATACTTTGAAAACTTTCCATCTTCAATGTCGTTGGCATCAAGTAATCCTTTATTAAAACTAAAAACCTTCCCATCTAAATCACCACCTATGCAAATATTCACAATATTCTCCAGGACTAACTACTTCAGCTCTAGTAAAAAAGCTCACTTTTTTTGTGAGCCTTTACTCGTCTATTCCGAGCTGTCAACAAATTCACAATTAAACTTTAATTGAGAAAGTTTCTCATATTGACCTAAAAAATTAATATTTTCAACATCTTTATGCAAAAAAGTACCCACTTATGGGTTGTGGGTATGTAAACTGAATAAAAAGATACTTACTTTTGATCCAGGGTAAAAGTAAGTATTAAAACAGATAATAAAAAATACCCACGTATTGGAGTCGGTGGGTAGGAAATTGAAACTGTTTTGAGGCAGTTGAATACATAAATCGCCAAGTTATCACAAATATGCCATAACCTGTGTACACAAGCAACTACTTTTGAAGAAGTTCTGATTTTAAGCTCGGGTATCTTCCAGACAAAAAAGCTAAAGCGCACTTCATATCTTGTCTAATTTGAATTGTAGAGGTTTCATACATTGCAGCAACTTCACGTAATTTTCTATTTTCAACACATACCTGCCATACAGCATCCATCCAGTCCTGCAAAGGATCACTGTCAATCTGACGTATATCAAGAATGATTCGCTGGAACGCTCTTGCTTCATTATCTGATATTTGACAAACAACTCCACGGCGCAACTTAGGCTCCTTGAAATTTTCATCATTCATGTATTGTGCAATAAGCTCCTCACGTTCTTTTTGAGATAGCTTTCGAGTTGGAATTGTTTTATATACTAACTTTTTAGTTTCTGTATCACCATTCATCCATGCCCCAAACTGTCTAAACCAATCTTCCGCACTAAATCTTGACCAATCAGTTACTTGCAAAATTGTTACTGCTGCATTCATGTATTCACCCTATTAACCGTCTAATTTCTTCAATCGCCAAACCGCTTTTAACTTGCTCAGTGCTATATCGATACACCGAATAACCCAACGCCGTTGCAGAGTTATATTTCTCCATGTCTGCTATGTAGCCTTTCCCTCTCGTATGCCTTCCGCCACTCCAGATCCCACCTTCCACTTCAATCAAAATTCTTGTATCTAAAATATGAAAATCAGCTCTCCATCTGCGATCTTTATTGAATTGAAACTCCTGCTCAAATTCGATTCGATATGCTTGTAAATGCTGTATTAATGTTGCTCCCCCTTCGCTTGCTAATTTTTCCTTTTTCTCCTTGACCGAATCACGGCGTTTTGTTTTACGCCGTGGTTTTGCAAATTTGGCTTTGTAGTCAGCGAGTGACATTGATGTCATCATCACCTCGCAGGGCTTTTTTTATCGCATCACATGTGTAGATCCTGTCTATCCCAATCACACAACAATGAAATATTTCCTTCAAAGCCGCTTCAATCCGCTTGTCTTTCTCATCAACCTCTGCCTGTCGAGATTGCCATGCTCCACTTTGATCTTGAACTTCCTTAACCGTATAAAACCAAGTACCATCATTTTCTTGAAGTTTGTGCATTAGCTCTTTATTGGTTTTCATACTGCACCTGCCCCCTCAAAACCAAGGTCATGATTTTTATATTTGTCGCAATATTCACGCAATTCACTTAACGACAATTCTTTTGAGTTATCACCTGATTTTCACTTGATAAAAGACATACCTAGCTTTGATCCTTTGACAAAATATGGAAAGTCAAATTTTTCACTAGCTTTTAAAACACAACCTACACCATTCCACTTATACCCAAGCTCAAAAAAGCATTTTTGAACTTCTTCACTTTCGATTTTATTTACAACAAAAACCCTATACCCACTCATCACTTAGCTCCATTTTTATCTAATTCAACAAACGTAATTTCATTAATGTTTGGATACAGCCCAAGAAAAAGGCGCACCATTCACATTCTCCCTCGCCCTTTCAATACAGCCGACCATTTCAATTTGGTTGTTTGTAGTTGTCATGCCGCCACCTTCTCGAACCCTGAACGAACCTTATTTGTTCTTTTTGTACGACTCGGCCTATACACCGCGTCATAACAACCTTTGCATGCTGAATCAGGCTTCAGTTCAATCAGTCCTTCTTTTGATTTAGACTTAATCATGTACCAAAATTCTGAATCTGTTGGCCAGTATTCATCGCAATGCTTACAAAGCTTTTCTTTGCCAAGTTCTGTGAATATGTACATAGGTTTTTTAGAATCATTCATGCTGCTACTTCCTTGCCCTTGGGCTTGAAACCCACGTCAGTAAGATATGATTTCCAACTCTGGCGTTCAGTTGGATCAGCAAGCTTTGCAGCAATGCGACCAGCTAAGTTTTCATATGACTCACCTGCCGTGCTGTACTTGCTAATCACTTCAGGATGTCGAGCAAGTTTGTTTGCAAACATATACATCTGACTTGGTGATGCAAATGAGATGAAATCAGGATTTGTATCTTTGATTTCAGATTTTGTTTTTTGGTTGTACTTATGACGATTTTTAAGTAACCAGTCAGCAAAGTGATAAATCATCAAGTCATCACATAAATCACGACCGGCATTGAAAAGTTCAAACACTTTCTTTTCACGTTCAAACCAAACTGCTTCGATAATGTCTTTTGGAATTACAGAGGGATCGGCTTGATCTAATTCCAAACGAAGTTTTTTAAAACAAAGCCACCCATTTTTATTTTTAGATTCATTAATAGATTCTTTAAAAGATTCCGTGTCCCAACGTTGGGACTCTTTAACGGAATTGTTGGGACTCTTTAATGGAATTGTTGGAACTGTTCCGTTGTTGGTACTGTTCCATTGTTGGGACTCTTTGTTGGTGCAAATAGTACCATTGCTGGTATTGTTTAAATCTTCATTTTCATCATTTAACAATACCGTTATTGGTACTGTTTCCCGACCATTTACACCCATAAGTTGATAAACTTTGACCTGTTTTGTACGTCCTTTTCTCTCACCTGTATCAACAATCAATCCATCTTCAATCAGCTCATCGATGATTTTTAAAACGGTTTTACGATCCATTTCGGTATCTTCAACTAACCTTGCAACACTCGGATAAGCACAATGATCTTCACTAGCACGGTCTGCTAATGACAGTAAAACAAGTTTCTTCAGTGGTTTTATGCTTCCACCTTTCTTTTGTTTTTGGCGTATTTTCCATGCCCATATGGTTGCATCTAAGCTCATAATTCACCGACCTTAGGTTTTAGATACCCACCAAATGAAATCACTTGATCAGCTTTAACTAAACTCGCAATCACTTGATGAGCTAACCAGATTGTGATCTTTAAGCAATAAGCCATTTGTTGAGCTAATTCCTCTTTCGTTACTGCAGCGTTATCAGCTGGATAGCCACGGCGTTCTAAATTGCCGCGTTTTACTTGATACATGTTATTCAACATAACCAATACAGGTTCATAAAATGACTGGATCTCTTGAGATTGCTTATGATCAGGTTTTGTTTTAAATTGCCTATTCATGAAACCTCCGCCATTGCTAATTCAGGTTCACTTAAACGTCGATTGGCATCCAATTCAGCAACTGTTGCTGTTCTAATCCACGACTCATAAACCAACTGCCCGTTGTCTAACCAGTAATGATCAACAGGTTGATAAGCCTCTACTGTTCGCAAATCATCAAACTCAATATGGTTCATGTATGCAACTACATCGCCCTTGATGAATTTTTGGTTCACAGTTTTAGACACGGCGATTTGCGCATTTTCAGGTACTAAGCAAGTTGTGCACTGTTCTTCTTTAAAATCAGTACACTTGTTAGCGCATGGATGTTTTGATATATTTGATTTCATATTCATTCCTCTGAAGTTTGAATTACTAAAAGCCTGACCTCGAACATCAGGCTTTTTCTTTTTCTAAACCTGCTAAATATTTTGCTGATTGAGATTCAAGTGCTGTTCTTAAACCACGCAAATGCTCTTCTAGTTTTTCCAATGTATTTGCAGTATCTGCTAACTCTGCAGGTGTAATCACACCATCTTCCCAAGCGTCTAAAACATGCTGGTTCACCAATCCACTTCCAATATTTACGTTAAGTAGTGACTCAATAACCCCGATCTGACGCGGCGTAGCTTCCTTGGGATCGGCAGGAATACAGATGTAACCAATTTCATTTGCCCAAACTTTTAAGAGTGCTGGATTGCGTGTGTAATAAAGCAATGCCTCTAATTTCTTAAGACTTGGCAAATGATTTGGCATGTTGATGTTGGCGTAATTGCTAATTGTGTTCGGCACATCACCCAATACTTGAGCGATATCAGCTGTTGTCACACCTTCCGTTTTTCGAATCATTTGCCAAAGTGCATTTTGCGCTTCTTTGCTTAATGTTTTTTCTTGCATTTGTGAATCCTTGAATTAGTTCACGTTTATATAAAACATTGACCGAGTGATAATTCGCTTTAAGCAACTCGCTTATGTGGGAGTTCAGGAACTTGCTCTAGTAGTTTGAATGCAGCAGCTTCTGGAACTAAATCCCCCCATTGATAGACTGCCTGACGTGAAATTTTTAAAATTTTGGCGATTTTCGGGGCATTAAATCGAGCCAAGACATCGGATGTTTTTATCTCAATACGCATGATTACTCCGTTATATAAATCATATATGTTAAGAGTACTTTACATAAAAATGATTAGCAAGCTTTACATTTAAAAAGTTAAGATTTCTTTACATTTTGGATATGGCAATAGCCATGAGATTTTCCTTATGAGCACTCTTCAAGAAAGAATGGCTTTAGCTATAAAGCATTATGAAACAACAACTGGTCAGCGCTTTAAGAATGCTGAATTAGCGCGACACACTAATGTTAGTAGAGCGAATGTAGGGCTTTGGGTTAAAGGTCCAACTCAAGAGTTAGAGGGTTCAAACCTTTTAAAAGTCGCTGAATTTCTCAAGGTTAATTCTAAATGGCTTGCAGGAGAACGAGCTCCAATGGCGAGCGATACACCTGATAAAGAGTTTACTAATGTAGTGGTTAATGAAAACCCTCTTTATAAAATCCCTGTTCTTGATTTTGTACAGGCGGGTATCTTTCATGAGTCTGGTTATGATGGGGTTAATCCCAAGGGTGAAACCTACACTACTTATCGTAGTTGTAGACCCGATAGCGTTTTTTCGCTTGAGGTTTCAGGATTAAGTATGTCCCCTGATTTTATGCCAGGCGATAAACTAGTAATTGATTCAGCTAAAGAACCGTATCCAGGATGTTATGTCATTGCTCAAAATGGTAGTCATGAAGCCACTTTTAAGAAGTATCGTGCCATTGGTTACGATGAGCATGGTCGTGAAACTTTTGAATTAGTTCCGCTAAATCCAGACTTCCCTATCATGAATTCAATACAGCATGATATTCGTATTATTGGGGTTGTTGTGGAGCATTTGAGGTCATTTGGGAAGTAATAAAAAATACTACCCTGCAAAACGATAAAAAGTCATTGAATTAGCTGAAGTTTGGAGAAAAAAGTTGAATATTAACAGTGTAATTTTTCATCAATTAGAGAAAAAAGCAGAAGAAAAAGGACCTGAAACCGTATCTAAGGACTATGCTAGTGATTTATTATCCCCAGAAGACCCTATAGTTCAAAAGTTCTGTAAGGATATTGTGGATTCATATAGAACACAGAACCCTATCTGGGGGAATATAGATCCCGATAAAAACTTTCATGCTTTGCTTGAGGCTCAAAACTCACCATCACCGTCAGACTTTGTAACCTTTTCAAAAAACATTACCGATCTTATAAAAACTGAATTATCAAAATCAATAATGGGGACTGGTGGTTTTATCCTTATACTAAACTACACTCACTCTGAAACAGATTGGTTGATGGTAATCATGCTTAAAAATGATGAAGGGTATGGGTTAAGTGATTTATTAACCCTTGAAAAAAGAAAATATCTTAATCTCAAGAAGTTAAATGAGTCAGCTAGAATTAATATACAACAATGGCTTGATAATATTAGCCTAGATGATGATGAAAAAGGTAACTGCTTGTCTTTCATGAAAGGAAAAAAAGACGAAGACGTGACTGAGTACTTTAGAAATGCTTTGGGGTGTGTGGGCTATCAAAGTAGTAATAAAAATACTAAAAATGTAATTAATGCAATTACTAAATATATGGAGTCAAGATCATATCCAGCACAAACAAGAGACTCAATTCGTGAAAGTATGTATACATATTTTTCCAGTCAATATTGCTTGGATCTTGAGGTTGATTTATTAACAATTTCTCGAAAAGTTAATGCTGAATCGCCAGAAGACTTCACAAACTATCTAATTGAAGAAAATATAATGATTGATTCTTCATTTAAACCCAGTGAAAAAAACTTTAAAACTCTCCAAAAAATCTCCTTTAACATAGGGGATGTAAAGGTAAGCTTCACATATGATGATCTAAATGAGAATGTAATTCTAAATAATGACGGCTTGTTGATTAAATCAATACCTAGGCATATAGTAAATGAGATAGAAAGCTACAAACCAAGAATTACTCCTCCTCCTTCTTCGGAATAGTCTGATGGATAATCTAATCACTTTTGAGGGTGTAAAAATTTATGTTGATTTAGTAAAGTTAGTAAGCAATATAAAACATCAAGCCCGAAGAACACTACAAGGCTTTATCCTTAAAAAAGATAGAAGTACTGTTATTGATGTTTTAGAAAGTCTAAAACATCACATCAACACTTCATCTCAATTATTCCCTATATTTGATGATGAAGATGGTGAGATCACCCTTAAACTACCGAGTTTTTATAACTTTTCATTAAAGGATATGCTGGAAGACCACCCAGAGCTTAGAAATAACTTAATATCAGAGCCAACATATTTTCAGGATATTGACTATATATATTCACCTTTAAGTATTAGTGAGATAGACTTAATACAAAATGAAGAAGTTAAGAACTACATTAAAAATGTAAATATTTTCTTATTAATAAAAACACAATCTGACCATCAAACTCTTAATGGTTCAAATGAAGAAACGCTATTCTTTTTAGGCAAGAAAAAATTCTCTATTATTAATGATCTTTCCATATTAAGTCCTGTAGATCTAAACACAATCCTAGCTTTCAAGACTTCATATATTGAAAGTTCAATACACAAGGAAGCCATAAGGCATATTATTAAAGATAGCTTAATTAATTTTTATTCCAATTCTTATGAGATTTCATTAAATCAAATCTGCAAGGATTTCAACAAAATCTATGATGTAATAAAAAATAATTATGAAGTCTATATGTCAGAGTTTACTTTTTCTAAAGTTAAAAGGGAGGTTGAAAAATTTCGAACAGAAAATATCACACGCATAAACAAAGCATTCTCAGATATTCAAATGCAAATTGTAACCATCCCAGCATCCGTCATCATTGTTGCTGCAAATTTTAAAACAGCTAAGGATTTTTCTTTAAAAACCAATAGTGTAATTCTTTTTGGGGCAATATTTTTTGCAATTGCTGTATATTATATATGCGAAAATCAAAAAGATACCCTTGAAAATATTAATCATGAAGTTAAATCACACAAAAGAGAATTAGAAAAAAATCCTTTGTTTATTGCCGATAATGAAATACAGCTTAATTATGCTTTCTTAAATAATCGCTATCATAGACAAATAAGGAACCTATGCTGGATTAAACTAGGGGTTTTAACATCAATAATACTAACGATAATCATATATTTGACTATAAATTCTGAATATACCTGTTTAACAATAAATATATGGTTTCTTGATAGTTTTTGGTGTTCAGCACCCAAAAATTAATCTCTTATTAATATTAAGGCTCCAGACTAATTCTTCAAAAACTTTTTTCACACTTCATTTCTAAGTTCTACTCAACTACCAAATATCCCTATAAGTAAGAATGAAGAAGTCAAACCAGATTATAGTCCCGTAGACACCATAATTATTTTTATCATCTTGGCAAGCCTCATCTAACCCGCCCTGTGCGGGTTTTCTTTTGCCTATCATAAATATTTTGCTTAGTTCAATTTACAATTATTTTGTAAATTATTCTTTACATAAAAATATATGTAAAGTAATCTTTACTCACAAACAAACAAAAAGCACATCGCTCTCTTACCTTCGATGTGCCTTTTACAACTTGCGAGATAAGTATGAACACAAAACCTCAATCCATCAACCCTGCTGTTACACATCGTGTACAGCCATCCAGCTTCATTAAAGTAGCTGCAATCAGTGGTTTATTCACTGTTGGAGTTATAGGTCTTGCATACAACCAAAAAGCCACTGAATACAAACCTACAGTAGTTATTCCAAACACTACCCCTTCTTTATATAGCATCCAAGCTTTAAAGATTACTTCTGAATCTTCAGGCGTAGCAGTTGTAAAAATGGATGACTTCATTCTCACAGTACCCTTCTACTTTGAAGCACATCTTGATAACTACGGAGTGCCGGGTTCTGAATTCACCGCCGTCACAATCAATGAAGTTGGTGAAATCAAGATCAAGGATATCAACGGTCATGAGTACCGTGATTTTACAGAACCAACTGAAGTAACTCAGATCAAAGAGCTAATTCGTGGCTACATCGAGAAAAATCAACTTGTTGAACTGGAGGTTGTGTGATGTCTATTCAAATATTTACACCTGAAAAAACGTTACTCGTTGAAAGCGTTATTTGTTACC